AGAAAGGCACTTTCCTTGAAAAAGTGGAATTGTTAGTATGGAAATTGAAGATATTATTTTAAAAGAAGGTGATGCATATCTCTCTAATCCAAATTTAAAAAGAGCAAATACATCAATTCAATTTACGGAAGAACAAATTATTGAGTTCTTAAATTGTAAAGATGATCCTGTTTATTTTGCAAAGAAATACATTAAAATCGTCAATGTGGATGAAGGTCTTATTGGATTTAATATGTGGCCTTTTCAGGAAAAATTAGTTGATAATTTTCATAAGCACAGATTTAATATCTGTAAAATGCCGCGTCAAGTTGGAAAATGTTTTAGTATAAATACAATAGTAAAGGTGAAGCATAAAATCACCGGAGAAATTGTTGAATTAACTGTCGGAGAACTTTATGAAAAAATCAAGAAAGAAAACAATCCTAACTTGTCTTGATTGTGGAAAGGTTGTGTGTGGCGGAAAGCATTTATCACACCACATCCAAAAAGAACATGGATATAAAAATTATGAAGAATATAAGATTAAATATGAGTTAATTAAAACTGTGGAGCAGTTATTAAAAGAAGGTGCAGTAGAATGTAAAATATGTGGTTTAATAGCACACGACTTATCATCTCATATAATAAGGACCCATAAAATTACAACTCAAGAATATAAAAATAAATATAAACATAATATTAGAAGCGATGATTATATACAAGATCAATCAAATAGAATAATGGGTGATAAGAACCCTGCATATAATCACGGAGGAAAATATTCCCCATTTTCAGATAAATTTATTTACTCCGATAAAATAGATAAAGAAGAACTTATAAAAAAAGTTTCAGAGTCATCTAAAAATAACGGCAATAATAACACAACAATTAAATATTGGATAAAAAAAGGTTTTACCGAAAATGAAGCAAAAGAAAAAATAAGCGAAAGACAATCCACATTCACTCTACAAAAATGTATTAAAAAGTATGGAGAGGAGGATGGTATAAAAATATGGGTAGATAGACAAGAAAAGTGGAAAAACAGTTGCAAAAAAACTAAATGTAATGGATTTTCTAAAATTTCTCAAGAACTATTTTGGAAAATTTATAACAATTTAACCGAAAAAGATTATATATTTTTTGCACAATTAGATGAAAATAAAAATCCAGACCATAGTGGTATTAATAATGAATATAGACTAAAGACTTCTCATAGAATGCTTCTTCCAGATTTTATTAATATTAACCTAAAAAAAATAATAGAATTTGATGGAACTTATTGGCACAATAAATATAAAATTACCAATACAAATAGATTGAGGGATAGTGATCGTGATGAAATATTAATTAAATCTGGATATGATGTACTACATATTAAAGAAGAGGATTATAAAAATGATCCAGATGAATGTCTGATAAGATGCTTGGATTTCTTAAATGAATAAGTTTATAGGACAATTTAATTCAAATGATTGGGAAGTTGAGACTCCTTCTGGATGGCAAGATTTTTCTGGTATTGCGAAGACTATAGAATATGACGAATGGATCGTAACCACAGAATTTGGAAAATTTTTAATATGTGCCGATAAGCATATTTTTATAGATAAAAACTGGGATCAAATATTTTGTGAAGATTTAAAAGTTGGTGATGAGATACAAACATCAGACGGTATAGAAAAAATTTCATCAGTAGAGATTACAAAAAATAAGTCTAATATGTATGATTTAGTTGATGTTGGTGGCGGGAACATATACTACACTAATAGCATAGTTTCTCATAACACAACAACGGTAGTATCATACTTATTACACTATATTTTATTTAATGATAATGTTAATGTTGGAATTCTTGCAAATAAGGCAACAACATCAAGAGAAATATTAGGAAGATTGCAATTATCATACGAAAATCTTCCCAAATGGTTACAGCAAGGCGTTATAGTTTGGAATAGAGGATCTTTAGAACTAGAAAACGGATCAAAAATTATTGCCGCGTCCACCTCTGCCTCTGCGGTTAGAGGTATGTCTTTTAATATTATTTTCTTAGACGAATTTGCATTCGTTCCAAATCATATTGCAGATGATTTCTTTGCATCTGTTTATCCTACAATTTCTTCTGGTAAAAAATCAAAAGTAATTATTGTATCCACACCAAAGGGTATGAATCACTTTTATCGTATGTGGCACGATGCAGAAAGAAAAAAGAGTGAATTTGTTGCCACAGAAGTTCATTGGTCAGAAGTTCCAGGAAGAGATGAGCAGTGGAAGGCAACAACAATTTCAAATACTAGTGAAGAACAATTCAGAGCAGAGCATCTTTGTGAATTTTTAGGATCTGTAGGAACTTTAATTAATCCAAGCAAACTTAAAATATTAGTATATGATGATGCATTAAAAAGAAGTAAAGGACTTGATGTTTATGAAAATCCAAAAGAAGAACAAAATTATCTAATTACTGTTGATGTTGCTCGTGGAATTGGAAATGACTATTCAGCATTTGTTGTTTTCGACATCACAGACATTCCTTACAAAGTCGTTGCAAAATATAAAAATAATGAAATTAAACCGATGTTATTTCCAGCAATTATTAACGAAGTTGCAAAGGCATATAATAATTCTTGGTTATTAATTGAAATTGGTGATCAAGTTGCCAATATTCTTCACTTTGATTTAGAGTATGACAATATATTAATGTGTGCTATGAAAGGTCGTGCTGGGCAAGTTGTAGGATCTGGATTTAGTGGTAAAAAATCTCAACTTGGAGTTCGAACAACTTCATCTGTTAAAAAATTAGGATGTTCGAATTTAAAATTATTGATTGAAGATGATAAATTATTCATTACTGATTATGATATTATCAGTGAATTAACAACATTTGCCCAGAAGCATAATTCCTTTGAGGCAGAAGAAGGGTGCAATGATGATTTGGTAATGTGTTTAGTCATTTTTTCTTGGTTAGTTGCTCAAGAATATTTTAAAGAAATGACTGATAACGATATTCGAAAAAGACTATATGAAGAGCATAAAAATCAAATCGAACAAGATATGTCTCCTTTTGGATTTATATCAGATGGTTTAGATGATTTTGAAGATTTTATTGAAGAAAAATCAGGAGACAGATGGTTGATTGCATCATCTAGAGAAAATGACAAACCAATCGAAGTTTGGAATGTTGATGAATATGGTGATGTATCAAGTGAATGGAACTATATGTCAAATTGAGAATAATCATTCGAAAGAGAAGATTATTATAAATACTTTTATAATATTCTGGATAGTCGGAGAATCAAGATGCCGCTAAATTTAGCATCTCCTGGAATTGTAGTAAGGGAAGTTGATCTTACTCTGGGCAGAACTCAACCAGCTTCAGATAAAATTGGAGCAGTTGTGGCACCTTTTGCGAAGGGACCGGTAGATTTACCAATTTTAATTCAAAATGAAAACGAATTATTAAATAATTTTGGAGAACCATATACTATAGATAAGCACTATGAGCACTGGTTGAGTGCATCTTCTTATTTGGCATATGGTGGATCGCTTAGAGTTGTAAGAGCAAATGATAATTCTTTAAGAAATGGATTTGTAGGAACCGCAAACGGAGTTAAAATTGATAGTTTAGATCATTATATTTCTTTGGGTTATGATGATAATACTCTTACGGGTGTGACGGTTGCTGCAAAAAATCCAGGTTCTTGGTCTAATGGTATTAGTGTTGCTATTATAGATTCGAAGGTTGATCAAATATTAAGTGGTATTACTACTCTTGCCGGTGTTGGTGCCGCTTTACAGGTTGGTTATGGAATTACACAATCTGTGGTTGGTAAAGTAGATATTGGTGCAGGAACAACTTCAGCATTGAATGGGTATCTTAAGGGAATTATTACTGAAATTGGATTGAGTCAAATTGGAGTTAAAGTTTTAAGTCATGTTTCTGCGGCAGGAACAGAAACATTTAAAGACTATACACCATCTGGAGAATTTTCTTTTACCTCATCTGGATCACTTGGTATTCATACGAATTCTCAAACAACTTCATACGGAAGCACAGCATATACTTCGAGACTAGATTGGTTTGATCAACAAACTATCAAATTGACCGGTGTTGGTCAAACAACAGGAACATCTATTAATTGGAATAATGTTGCACCAAGACCAGGAACTTCTTCATATGCATCTGCAAGAAATTCAAGATTTGATGAAGTTCATTTACTCGTAATTGACTCTGAAGGAAAAATTACAGGAAATTCTGGATCAATTCTCGAAAAACACTTGAGTCTTTCGAAAGCATCTGATGCAGAATTTTCGGTGGGATCTTCTTCTTATTGGAGAAAGTATTTAGAAAATAATTCTGATTATATTTTTGGTCTCAATTCTCCAACTGGTATTGTAACTACCGGATACAGTTCTGGATTTACTCTAAGTAGTAATGGTTCCTGGAATCAAAATGCCGAGCGTGTTATTTTTGGAGCATCAGGATCTTCAACAAATATTTTATCAGGAGGTCTTAATTATGGTGGATTATCAGATATATCCACAGCAGGATCTCTTACGGCAACTATTGCAGAACTATCTGACGGATATTCATTATTTGCAACTCCAGAAAATTATAAAGTAGATTTCTTGATTATGGGATCTGCCGCATATTCTAAAGCATCTGCACAATCACTGGCTCAAAAACTTATCGCTGTTGCAGAACTAAGAAAAGATGCAATTGCATTTATTTCTCCATATAGGGGAGCAGCACTGACTGATACATCATCCCAAACTACGGAAATTATTAATTCTTCAGATACGATTACTGATAGTGTAATTTCATTCTATTCACCAATCCAATCATCTTCTTATGCAGTCTTTGATTCTGGATATAAGTATATGTATGATAGATTTTCAGACACCTTTAGATATGTTCCATTAAATGGTGATATAGCAGGTATTTGTGCCCGTAATGATATTAATAATTTCCCCTGGTATTCTCCGGCAGGAACCTCCAGGGGATCTATCCTAAATGCCGTTAAATTGGCATATAATCCATCAAAAACTGAAAGAGATCGTCTTTATTCAAATAGAATAAATTCAGTCATCTTCTCTCCTGGAGCTGGTATTATTCTATTTGGTGATAAGACAGGGTTTGCAAAAGCATCGGCATTTGATCGAATTAATGTTCGTAGACTGTTTATTTACCTTGAGGACACAATTTCAAGAGCATCAAGAGATGTATTATTTGAATTTAATGATGAGCTTACAAGAACTAATTTTGTAAATACTATTGAACCTTTCTTGCGTGATGTTCAGGCGAAGAGAGGTATATTCGATTATGTTGTTGTTTGTGACGAAACAAATAACACGGCAGCAATTATTGATGCCAATGAGTTTAGAGCGGACATTTACATCAAACCAGCAAGATCGATTAACTTCATCGGTCTTACATTTATTGCCACCAAGACTGGTGTTGATTTTGAAGAAGTAATCGGAAACTTTTAATTAATCAAGAGGTTTTAAAACAATGGCAACTAGAAATCAGTTAAATCCACCACCTAAAAGAAAAATTACAGACTTTAAGAGTAAGCTGTCTGGTGGTGGTGCCAGAAGTAATCTCTTCGAGGTTGTTCTGTCCTTTCCGGATGCTGCTCCTGCCGATGCTAATGTCCTAGACAAATCAAGATTTTTGGTTAAAAGTGTCGCGATGCCAGCATCAACCGTAACTCCATTACCGGTTGCCTTTAGAGGAAGAACTTTAAATGTTGCTGGAGACAGAACATTTGAAAGCTGGACAATTACAATTATTAACGATACCGATTTTTCAATTCGTTCTGCATTTGAAAATTGGATGAATACAATGAACAAAGTCTCTGATAATACCGGTATTACTGATCCTGCACTTTATCAGGCAGATGCCTTTGTTTATCAGTTAGATCGTGATGGTTCAACACTGAGAGCATATCATTTTTATGATTTGTTTCCAACTAATATGTCCTCAATTCCTTTATCATATGATACTGAATCAATTCAAGAATTTACTGTAGAAATGCAAGTTCTGTGGTGGGAAGCAATTAAAGGCAATTCTGCCAAAGCTGGCGGTATAGACATCAACTAAATATAACATATTAAGAGTTTAATTATATAAGATGGCAAAACTTTTTGGGTTTTCAATTGAAGATAATGAAAAAAAATCAAAATCAGTAGTCTCCCCCGTTCCTCCTAACAATGATGACGGGGTTGATCATTATATACAATCTGGATTTTATGGTCAGACTATTGATATTGAGGGAGTTTATAGAACAGAATATGATTTAATCAAAAGATATCGCGAAATGTCACTTCATCCAGAATGTGAAGGGGCAATTGAAGATGTTGTGAATGAGGCAATTGTAAGTGATTTGTATGATTCTCCCATAGAAATAGAATTATCAAATTTAAATGCAAGTGATAAACTTAAAAAAGTTATAAGAGAAGAATTTAAATATATCAAAGAAATTATGGACTTTGATAAAAAGTCTCACGAAATTTTTAGAAATTGGTATGTTGATGGTCGATTATTTTATCTAAAAGTAATTGATGTTAAAAAACCTGAAGATGGAATTAAGGATTTGAGATATATTGATCCTATGAAAATGAAATATGTGAGACAAGAAAAGAAAACTAAAAATAATTTTGGTCCAAATATATCGATTCTTCCAAATTCAAATTCAAACCAAATTGCATATCCTGAAATTGAAGAGTATTTCATTTATACTCCAACATCAACATCAAACTATGCTCCAAGTATGCTCGGATCTTCAACCAAAGGTTCTGTAAAAATTTCAAAAGATTCAATTACATATTGCACTTCAGGTTTAGTCGATAGAACCAAAGGAACAGTATTATCATATCTTCACAAATCAATTAAGGCACTTAATCAATTAAGAATGATTGAGGATTCTCTTGTTATATACAGAATGTCAAGGGCTCCAGAGCGTCGTATTTTTTATATAGATGTAGGAAATCTACCTAAGGTAAAAGCAGAGCAATACTTAAAAGAAACGATGTCTAGGTATAGAAATAAATTAGTCTATGATGCAGCAACCGGAGAGGTTAAAGACGATAGGAAATTTATGAGTATGATGGAAGATTATTGGCTTCCAAGAAGAGAGGGTGGAAGAGGAACTGAAATTAC